CCCATCAAGTGAAAGGATAGTTTCCTTAATCGCTGCAATGGCTTTCTTATTGTCAGCACTAATTAATATTTCGAGTTTTTCCGGTGCCATTGCTTTATTTTAATGCTTCTGATAATTTCTTCATATTTTCGATAAACTGCTCTTGTGTCAATCTCTCCCCTCTATCCGGTACTTCATCTGTTGACAAAGGTAAGAAATCTGTTATGCTTTTGCGCCCCTTCGTGTCGGTGTTCGTGCAGTACATAACATAAGCTATCAACCTTGCCCTCTGCCATTCCGCTAACTGCTTCGCTTCATACGCTTTGCGATATAATAAAAAATCTCGCCACCGAATAGACCAAAACTGCTCAATAGTCAGGCCCGATTCAATGGCGAGAATTATAACTTCATCCCAGGTCTTATCCCGGTGGTTTAACTTTTTTTTTCTTCGTCAGGTACGTTTTTATCAGCAGGCACATCCGGCACCATTGCCTTCATAGTGTACTGGATGAATTCAAGTACCTGCGATCCTGTGAACTGCAATCCACCACCTTCATCAATCAACTGCGATGCTTCCCTTTCGGTTATCACTTTACCGGCTCCCTCACTTGCCGCCTGCACCATTGTGATAACGTGCTTAAAGGTTAAGGATTGCCCATCGTACATCTCCAACATCTTACCTATTGGCAAGTTGCCATTCATTTCGCAGAATCGATGCATCGCCCAGTTATTCCATAACAAACTAACTGCGCCCGTTGGTGTTTTTAACTCAAATGCTACGGGCATAAATTAGTATGTCTTCGTTTGGGTAAGTGGAGCATTCTGTACCTGGAACTCCGCATCAAACTTCAGCAGGTCTTTGTCAGTAGCATCCAATGAAAGCGAAGTAACAAAGATATTACCGCTATACACGATGTCGCCTGATACAGCAACTGCAGGACCGAAACGGGCAGGGATGGAATCACGGTTAACAAGCAGGGTATAAATCCTGTCATAGCTTTCACGGCTACCGCTACCTGTTTGGTCAATGGCATGGCCGGAACAACTGATAGTCTGACTTACGGAATTACCGGGAAGTTGCTCATCGCCACATTTACTATCGGCATCAATGGCATCACGGGTGATCTCCATTGAATTAGAAGTAAGGCAAGCAACGGTAAGGAAAGAGCCGTTTCTGTCGAAGTCCAGTTGAAGGATTATGTCCCTCGCATTTACAAAAGTGTAACTCATATTTATTGTGTTTGTGAAATTATAAATTCATACCGCAAAATTACACGAAAAGTGTTATCAAATGGATCCAAGTCTTCCAGGTTAGTTACCGATGCCAAAACCACATTTTTACAATCCCATCCCACAGGTAACACAACCACCGTATCACTATTGACCGCACCCATCACCGCATCCGCTATTTGCTCCGCTCTCTTGAACCCAAAGTTACTACTTTTCGTTGTTATATCTATGTTGACGGAAACCATGTTAACGTAACCCTCCTTGCCTTGTTCCTGCCCAGATGTTCTACCCGTAATGGTAATGTATTCAGCCGGCTCATTAGCAGGCACCATAGCATCGTACACATCAACATAGGTATAAGCGGCAAGTTGGGTAACTAACCATTTCTTTATCTCTATGGCAGGGTTTTTCATTATCATTTGCGCAACAAGTTTTGAATCCGCTTAATTAGTTTCGGTCTTTCGTCAAGATAGGCCGGTATTAGGAATGGTTGTGGCTTAATGCCATTTTTAAGTATAAAGTAGGCCATTCTTTCGGCAACCCTCAAATCTTCCGATAATCTTTGATCTCTATTGCCTATCCTTCTTTTTGATTTCACCTTATACGTTCCTGCTAATTTATTGCGCTTAACATAGAAGATTAATGCAAGTATCAAATCCCCGTAATCACCTTTACCCTTCCCTCTGAATTGTGCAGCATAAGCAGCGAACCCATTATGTATCGGGTGGGTCATTGCTTTTTTCTTTGTGCCAAACTCTACATAAGCAGCATACCCAATATCCGAATAAACCGATTTCATTAACGGCTCACCAATGTTATGCTTTATTGATTGCCGTAATTTACCCAAGTTAGCAGGTGCCATCCGCTTTGCATTGCGTTCAATGTTCAATGCTGATTGCGACATCAAGTTATTAAGGCCTGGCCCCATCCTTTCAGCAGCAATGTCAAACATCCTTCTAACCGCCTTGCCCCCCACTAAATTCATGCTGAATTCGGCCATCACTTAAAGATTTGTATTTCCAAATATTCATCCTTATTCTCCACATTCGTAATAGAATGGATGCTATATTGCTCACCGCTTATCTCTAATCTGTAGGTCTGATCGATTGTAAGGGGGTAGCGCACGAATACAGTAGCGGATGCCGTGTAACTTACCTGCGCTGCAATCAAAGAACGGCTATCACCAAGCGGAATGAACATACCCCAAATGGTGGCAGTATTCGCATAGGTAACCGTATAACCCCCCTCACCATCGCTCACCTGTGTAGGTTGTAACACACCAATAGGCTCATGCAGTAATTCTGCAGACAGATAATTTGGTCTTGTTCCCTTTAACCTCATAGTATTGGCGATTGACGGGTGAACTGCTGACACGCTCTCCATGCTTTCTCACAAATACCAGTACCCTCATTTTCGGCCCCCCTATTTTCGTACATATGATTCACCTGGTCAAGTATAGCAAACTTCAAAGCAGCAGGAACATGGGTATAACCTACCGTATATTCTGCCCTCATGTTCTCTATCTGTGGAAAAGTAATTCGGGGATAATTACCGCCTATGATTCGTTTGTCGGTCAGTATTGTACCCGTGTAGTCATCGTACAAAGTAATCGCTGAAGTAATCGGGCCGTAAGGCAACTGATACGCACCGCCTTTATTGCTGAACCATACCTTCACCTGCTTTGTTATTACGCTGATACCTGCAGCATCTTCGATTATCTTACGGGCAGAACTAATCAGTTGCGAAACCTGTGCATCTTCGCTTGTATGGCTTACCCTAATGTATAGTTTCGCTTCTGCAAGCGTTACCGGCTCCGCATAGCTTACCTCCGTTATTTGCGAATCTATCGTATAAGAGTAGTTACCCATTGTTCAAAGTTTATTAATTTATCATGCGGCCTTAACTGCTCTGCCCTGTCAAATGCCGCCCTGCTGCAAAGTTCGTAATTATTCACCACATTTTTGATAGCGTTCACCCATTGGTGAGGGCGGTCAGGGCTGCAATAGATACCGGCATCGCCACAATTCTCACGCAGCGCAGGCAAATCACTTACAATGCAAGGAATCCCCGATGCCATTGCTTCGGTTGCCGTTCTTCCCCAACTCTCATACTGCGAAGGCATCAAAAGTATCTTTGTGCGCTTGTATGCATTCCTTATGTCGGGTTGATTCGGCCAAATGGTTACATTTTGTAACCCTTTGTAAATCTGTTCACCATAGCCACCCTGTACGGCAAGGAACTTGTATTCCGGCATCATTTGTGCCACCTCATAAAAAAGTTCGGCTCCCTTATTTCGATTGAGATTAATTAGTGTTATTTCCTCCCCACGTTCAACCCGATAATGGTCAATGTTCACCGGTGGTTGAAGTATGAATGAGTTATTCGGGTACTTGCCGTGTTCACTTCCCCAATGGGAGTTGTACACTACATTTATATGCTGATTCCGCCTAACGGATATGTAATTGAAAGTGTTGTGCGCAAACCATACGGCCGGCTTCTTTGTCTTTTTGCAGTCTTCTGCCACATCTGCTGCAAAATCTAATTGAGTGAAAATTACATCTGCCCAATCATGGTGAAAATACCAATCATGTGAGCGATTAAAAACGGGTATTCCTTCGTAATCGTAATACTCATTGTTCATTGCGGATGTCATGACCTTGACGAGATGGCCACGCTCCATTAACCATTTGTTGATTTCGTGTGCATTCCACTCCGACCCTGACTTTGCCTTCGGGAGATATTGCTGCACGTGCCACAATACACGCATTTTTTGAGGGTTTTCGTTCACGCTTTTTCATGCTAATAATAAGGGGGATGGAATCCCACCCCCCTCATTGATTTTAGATAGTAGCGTAGATAGCGGAGTTGGGAAGCATCAAGTTGATGGCTTCGTAACACTCTATACGGGCAGTAACCATGTTGGTAACGAAGTTGTTTTGATCTTCGTAACTCAATTCAATGTTTACACCGTTCACCTCTACTCTTTCGATGAAGCTATTGTCTATTAAGAATGCACGGTCATTAGGCACCCAGTTACAACCTACGATAGGCACACCGGCAATGTTTAACACACCGGATTGACCGATCGTAAGACCACCGGCACCCATGTAGTAACCATTGGTGAATGATTCGTTCAGCAGTAAAGACCATTGTGCGTTAGAAACGAACACAACAGATGCAGCAAAATCACCTGCACGCAGGTTACCAATCAACTGGATAATCTTACCAAGATCAGCAGAAGCAGAAGTAGTGGTAGAACCAGTAGCGGCACCGGATACGGTAGAGAAGAAAGCAGCGTTTTCTGACTTGAAGAAATCACGAGTTAGCAAACGGGGTAAGGTTTGGCTCATGAATGGCAGAGATGCAAGCATCTGGCGGCTGAATTTGCTGAAACCAGCGATGAACTGATTTACAGTCTTAACCTCAGTCAAAGAATAGTTATTCTCTTGCTTCAATGAACCTTCAAGTTGTGCAGCGATGTTGTTGGCATTACCAGTAGCCTCACGGTATGTAACATACAAACCGGTCGGGCTTTGTGTGGTAGGCACAAAATCACGGAAGTTAACCAACTGATTAGGCTGGATTGCTTGGCGAGTGTTGTAAGTGGCAACGCTATCACCGGAAAGGTTAGAAGCCAATGTGATTGTTTTTACCTCTGGAAGTTCCAGGTGCAGACGGCCATTCTTTCTCATTTCGGCTTCGATGTTCACTCCTTCGAGTTTCTCGGCAAGTGCTTCGCTGAATGATTTGCCTTCGGGTTGACCTTTCTTTACTTTAGTGGTCAAAGCATCGAATTGTGCCTGCATAGCATCTTTGAACTCTTTAAGTTCAGCAGCAGTTGCAACTGATTCGAGTTTAGACTGAAGTCCGGCTACAACGGATTTAGCTTCAGCAGCATCGGTTTTTGCATTGGCACTATTGGCCAGTACTTGCGTAAGGTTATCACCGATAGATTTTACCTCCGCAGCGATTTGTTCTTGTGTC